GTCATGCTTAAAGCCGTGGTCATTGCTTGAACCCAAGGACTCATTCTCTCAATCTGAACAGCGTATTCCCATTCTATTTTAACCGCCGACTTGGTTGGCTCCTCAAGGGCATCTATTGCTATGTCAATGTTTGAAATATGCCCGGCACTCAATAGCGCCAGCCTTGCCTGCCTTGGCGTGACAATCATTGAAGCCCTGCGATCCATGAGGTTTTGCTCTATTTCCTCAGTGGTGTAGTCGCGTGATGTCCACTGCTGCACCCACTTCCCGTCTATTAGAGCTGGCGTGATTTCCTCAACAACATCGCCGCTGGGCGGTACAGTTTCTGCAACTGGAAACACACCAAATTCAGCCAGCGTACTCTCAGGAATATCTTTTGGAAAAGATACGTTTGGGTTGTCTCGGCGTAGCTGGGTTAATGTGTAAGAAGATGGAACACCGCCTGTTACTTTTACATAGTCCATGTTAGTTCCCTAATTTGGGCGTACTTTTAGTCACGCCAGTAGTCTGACTGTAGGAGACCACCAATAAGCTGAACTCGGAGAATTTCCAAATCTTGGAGGATTTTCAGCCCCTATTGTCGGAGTACCTATATAGGCAGCCATAGAAGAAGACCTAGAACTCCCTGTAACTGCACCAGTAAGAGTGTAGCCTATAGGAGCTGTTCCAAGATAAGAAGATATTTGCCACGCTGCACAAAACACCCAATCACCTTCAGCAACACCTGTAACCGCTGGAGGGTTAGGGTATTGGCTAGTGTTTGTATTTGAAGTTGCTGTGCCAAACCCTGAAAAACCTCTAAAAACACTTGTTACTATCGAAAGCTCTTGTAAAGCAGCGCCACCAACGCTTGTTACTGTAGTCTCAGTACCATCTAATACCTTCCCCCACAGTACAACAAAGTCTTGCCCAGAAAACACTGCCGATGCCATTTTGGTAAAGCCGGGCAACGTGTGTGTGTCCCTGTTATAAGCACCTACAAAGACTAAAGCCACATCACCGGCTTTGTAATCTTTCCCAGTAAAATTAATAGTATAATTTCCGTTGCCTGTTTGAGTCCAAGCGTCCGATAGTTTTTTAATTTCTGCCCCAGCAGCCCTTCGCAATTTATGGCTTAACATCAGGACATCTCTCCAACCAATGCCCCATAGTACGTTGCACCAACGCGCCATAGCTCCACTACGGTGTAGCCTGTAGTGGCCAGAGTTGGCGCAGAGCCGCCAGCCCATTGAATACTCGGCCACGTTATTGAGTATGCGGCACCGTCATCTATCATCAGAGTCATACTCGCTCCTGAGGTGAATCCAGCGGCGAACGTCGGTGTGCTGGTAGCCGCCAGTGTCCACGTTTGTATTGTTCCGTTTGTTGGCGAGAGCGCTGGCGTGCTTCCGGTGACCGCAAAGACACCCTCAGTTACTCGCCCAGACAGCGACAGTCCGTCCGTTGTTATAGTTCCGTTGACATCTAGAACAGTAGCAGGACTCGTAGTGCCTATCCCCACGTTGCCGTTTGGACTAATGCGAAGGCGTTCTGTTCGGTTAGTGTGGAACTTCATGTTGGTGAACCCGGCTAGGTTCGTATCAAAGCTCGCGCCTTCGTCATTGTAGGTTATGCCGTAATCAGCAATGGTCGAGGAGCCAGAAACAAATGTAGAAGCGCCGAAGGATATTCTAGTTCCTGTTGTCTGCACTGCTTCAAGTACGGTTTTGTTCGTGAGCGTCTGCGTATCCGTTGTGCCTACGATGTCACCGGAGGGTGCGGCTTTTGAAGAATCCCAAGCTGTTCCGGTAGATATGGCCACACCAGCTGCTGGGTATTCTGTTGGCCCCGTGGGGCCTGTAGGGCCTGTAGCGCCGTCAGCACCTGCTGGACCTGTAGGGCCCTGAATTCCCTGTATGCCCTGTGGTCCGGTGGGTCCGGCAATGCCCTGTGGTCCGGTGGGTCCGGCGGGGCCAGTCGAGCCGACTATGGACGTTCCAGCACCCCAAACCCCAGCCGTTTTGGGGCCGTAAATTAAATCAGTGACTGTATCAATGTAAAAATCGCCGTCCACGCCTTCAGTGGTCGGAGCAACAGTGCCGCTTAAGATCGTGTTCCCGTCTGCCCCTGTTGGGCCTGCTAAACCCTGCGGACCGGTCGGGCCAGCAACGCCCTGTATTCCCTGCGGTCCTGTGGGTCCGGCAATGCCTTGAATTCCCTGTATACCCTGCGGACCGGTCGGGCCGGGAACAGTAGACGCAGCACCGGTAGGGCCAGTGGGGCCTGTAGGGCCGATTTCATTTATTTGAATCCAAGCCGTTCCATTCCATCCCTGAAATTGACCTGCAACAGTATTGTAAAAAAACAAATCTTCACGGCCAGTGCCGAGAATATAGCCTCCTCCATTTTCGGCAGCGCGAGTGACAATCCCGAGGAATTGAACCTCGATACCTGATGACGTTGGGGGGCCAATCTGAAAGCCTCCACCCGATGCAACGTATGCCTCGTCACCAGAATCGAAAAGCGAAGTGTCTATGCCTTGTATCTCTCCGAGTATTATCAGCTCGCCTTCGGCTTCTGCTGCAATCGATTCGTTCAATACCCCGATGGCCGGCATCTTGGCTGGGTCTGCTGCATCAGCTGCGGCAACATGAAGCGCAAAGCCTACCCCTCCCGGCGACACCGCATAGACTGGAGTGCCTTTCGGCAAAGTTGTCAGCCCGACATTCTTGACCGTTGCCTTGATCATCGCCGCCTTGGCGCGATCAGTCCACTCGGTGTCGTAGTTGGTTCCTGATAGCTTGACAATATAATCGCCAGCATTACCACCAGTAGGTAGGCCGGGCCCAGCGGGGCCAGTAGGGCCTGCTGGCCCAGTCGGGCCAGAAACACCCTGAACGCCTTGTATACCTTGAGGCCCAGTAGGGCCTGCCGCGCCCTGAATACCCTGAATACCTTGGGGCCCAGTGGGGCCAGAGACGCCTTGTATCCCCTGAATACCTTGTGGCCCTGTAGGGCCAGAAACACCCTGAACGCCTTGAATGCCTTGAATGCCTTGGGTTCCTTGAGGGCCTGTTGGGCCGGGAACAATTGATGCAGCTCCCGTTGGGCCTGTGGGGCCATTTATACCCTGAATTCCTTGGGGGCCAGTTGGTCCTGATACTCCTTGAATTCCCTGCAATCCAGTTGGCCCTTGAATCCCCTGAATTCCCTGCGGCCCGGTTGGGCCTTGAATGCCTTGAATTCCTTGAGCGCCGGTTGGCCCAGTTGCTCCGGTTGCCCCTTGAATTCCTTGTGGCCCAGTGGCACCAGTTAAACCTTGCACTCCTTGCGCCCCGGTTGGGCCGGTGGGGCCTGTTAAGCCTTGAGCACCAGTAGGGCCGGGGATAATTGAAGCCGCGCCGGTTGGACCTGTTGGGCCTGTTAAGCCCTGTATGCCTTGAGGGCCTGTAGGGCCTGTTGCGCCTTGAATTCCCTGCGGCCCGGTCGGGCCTGCAACAGTTGATGCAGCTCCAGTCGCCCCCTGTGGCCCAGTTGGCCCTTGTATTCCTTGTATACCTTGGGGGCCGGTAGGGCCGGGCAATCCGGTGGGGCCGGGAGTACCGATGTTTAAAGTGATCTCATCGCCTGTTTGAAGTTCGATATTGATGATGCTGTCTTGAGTTGATGTGCCGCCGCAGTACGTGTAATCGATAGAGCCAGCCAATAGAGCTTTTGCCGAAGGTGACACTCTACGAAACGACCACTGCCTCGTAACTGGAAGGCTTGAAAACCATCGAATGCTTAATATACCAAGAGACGCATTGATAATGGTGACGGTGCAATTTGTTGCCTCGATAACCCATTCAGTGATGTCAACCGCAACGCCATCAGCTGATATGTTTATCTGGGCCGACAATTCATCGCCTACCCCTGCAACCACATTAAGGCCGCCGGGAATCCTGATCAATTCTTCCATTTTTTAAACCTCAATCAAAGCCGAGCAACACGGTAGGATTGGACAATAGAGTGTGCGCCGCTAATCCTGAACGCATCAGCTACTGTACACTCGTCACCCCTGTGCTGGTATAAACTTGCAGCCATTTGCATCACCGCCAATTTAAGCGCATTAGGAACGCTTGCTCCAGTGTCTCCAAACCCTGCCGTATAATCTATCTCAATTGAATTTGCGCTTTGCAGTGCAACAGGCCAAGTTGCGTTTGACCTCAAGATAATTCTACCCGGCTGCTGCTCGGTATCAATAACGAAGCTCGAGAGAGATACGGTCGTAGGCGTACCATCAATGGAATACACCCGCATCGCATCAACAGATTGAAGTCTATAGCGCGGAAGCTGAATTGCGTTGAATGAATTTGCGCCTTCAATTTCACCGATTGCGCCTGTCTGCTGGCCATCCCACCAAGTTCTTAGACCATTTGGGAATTTGTCTAGAGTTAATCTGAACTGCTGGGTTATAAGAGCAAGTCCTGTCATCTCCTCGATCTGCTCACGAGAAGCCGCGACATACATTGCAAGCAGAGAGTCTTCGCTAGTTCCTGAAATCCTAAGCTGCTCTTTTATTTCGCATAAAGTAACAGGCTCAATTTCTGGGCCGTCGATGCGACGATGCCCGCGATACTGGTTGAAAGTGCGGACATTGCGTAACATTGTGGCTCCTTACTTTGTCAAATCTGGGTATGCTGGTTTTTTCTGCTTTGGTGCTTTTAGCCGCGCAGCGTATCCATCACGAATAGCCATTTCAGCCACAAAACCAAAAACCCGCTGGCCCGTCGGGTACACGATAATCGTGTGACCTTCAGGGGCGCAGCGGTAGTCGCTCTCAATTACTGCTTCAACCATTAACTGGCAACAGCGAAGTCAGCAGGGGCTTGGCTAAGGTATGCTTTCACAACCATAGCCGAAGCAGTCACAGTAGTAGCGGCACCAGTTACAACGCGAACCTTGATATACCGCTTACTGCCGGTATATGCAAACTGGTACGCGGTGTCTGCTACGATTGAAACAGGAACGCCGACAACGTCTGTTGCGACAGCGAACCCAGAACCAGCAGCATCTGACTCCAGAACGGCGAATAGCGTAGCTGCGTCTGCGCTAGCAGCAGCACCAACACTAGCAACGATTACGTTGCTGTCACACCCTTGAAGATCCACGGCTTCACCGTCTACGCTAGCGCCGCCGTGAGCGGCTGGTCGCAGGCTTTCGACTGCTTCCACATTGTTGCGAATATCTCTATTGCTCATATCACTATCCTCAGACTGCAAACTTAATGAGTTTGATCGCTTCGAAGTTGATCACGTCACCACCAACCCGCTTCACTGAATAGAAGCCAACGAACGGCTTGCTGGTGTAGGGGTCGCGCAGTACGCGAATGCCTTGGCGATCAACGATTTGGTATGCCTCACCCATGTTAGCAAACGCAATGGACAAGCTGCTTGCTGCCAGATCAGGCATATCTTCGAACTCCAGCACGGGGAAGCCGAGCAGGGTTGAAGGCTGACCCATGACAAGACCGGGCTGCCACAAATAATCGCCATCAACGTTCTTGAGCTTGCGTACAGCCGCAACAACCGAGCGATTCATGTGCCAGCGAGCGCTTGCGCGATAGGTCTGCTTCATGCCGTAGATGGCATCCAGCAGAACATCGCCGCCATTGGGGGCTGCAGCAAAGCCGCCTGAAGCACCAGATGACAGTTGCTGAATAGTGCCGGGCAAGTTAGTGCCAGCAGCGTAAGTCAGGAAACCACGCGGCTTGCCTACGCCATCACCACTCACAAAAGCGGTGTTTTCGCGGCGAGAGAAACGCTCGGAAACCTTACCAGCCAGCCATGCCTCGAGATCCAGCTCCGAATCATCCAGAACCTTCTGAGTAGCGAAGGGGAAAGCATACAGCTCATGAACAGGAATGCGCCACTTAGCAAGCTGCGGAGTATCCGTTTCCGAACGAGTAGCAGTTTCGCCAACAAAATTAGCGCCAGCTTCATCAAGATCAAACAAGCCTTCAAGCGCATCGGTGCCAATGGTTTGAGCAGAAGCAACCTGACGCATCGGAGAGCTTTCGAAAACCTTTTGCACGATGCGGCCAGAGGTATCAGGCTCAACAGTGTAACCACCGTCGGGGTCGATACCAACAGACAGGGCTTTAGCGTGAAGCTCCTCAGCCATCTGCCCTTTGCGCATGTATGTTGCAAAAGCCTTTCGGTATTCGCTCAGCTCAGCGGCACCAAAATCACCTTCAGCTTGAACGCCACGGCGTTTCGCATTGCCGATTGCCCACTTGTGAGCCTTGGCTTCCATGTCATCACCAGCTTCGCCGGAGCGAACATGGCGAGCAGAGGCAGTCTCAGCTTTTTCTAAACGCTTCTGGATTTCAACAAGCGCATCCTGCTTGGCATCCATAGCAGAAGTCAGCTTTTCGATTTTGTCGGTCAGCAATGGATCCGCTACGCCGCTCTTTTCGATTTGCACCAGTCGCTCGTTGTTGGCGGTTTTGAATTCCTCAAAAGCGCTCCCAAGCCCTTCAATAATACGATTTACTTCACTCATGATCTTAATCCTTCAAAATGTTTGTAAGGGTTTTCAGTCTTTCGACTACTTCAGCGTCAAAGCAATCATCATCAGCGTCGCGCTGCCTCAGTGCTTTGTAGCCATCAGCCGCTAGGGCTTTGGCTTCATTTCGGCTGAATCCTGCATCTCGCAGAAACGCCTCAAAATCTCGTATTGACTCACGGGCCTTAATTCTTGTCACAAGCGCTTCAGGGTTTGCACCCCAAGTAACAAGTGACACCTCCCACAAATCAACTTCGCTAATAACTCGGCCACGCTCATCGCGCCCGCCGTCAACTATATTGAATCCAATGCTCATGCCGTCCAGAACGCCAGCCTTCATCAGAGAATAAGCCTTTCGTCCTTCCTCAACATCGAGGATGCAGTTTCCCTTAACGTACAGGCCCCTGTCATCCTCCTGCATTTCTGTCCACTTGCCGCAGATCATATCTGGCCGGTGCTGCCAAAGCATCTTCGGCATGCGCGACTCGTCGCGAAACTTCTGCAATGTATTTTTGAAAGCGCCACGCACAATCACATCGCCGTCATAATCCTTGACGCCAAATACTGATGCGTAACCTTCAAAGCCTCCGCTCTCATCAAATGCCTTTGATTCAAACGGAACATAAATTTGTTTTTCCACTTTCATCCCCTTGTGCATATCGCACTGGTGGAATATACCACAATCAATCGTCAACCAAAAACACCTGAGCGCATCGGCAGTTTATCACATTTCCCGCGCTGCCAGATGGGTCTCCGGGAAACATCAACTCCTCCCCGCTGACAATAAACGGCTCGTTAAGTAAAACCTGTTGGCCGTCAGCTTCTAGATGATCAAATTCACCATCTCGAACGCGATCATCACTGCCAGAAACCCACTCCTTACCTGTAACAACGCCCGTTTCTTTCGCTGTTTCTAAAAGAGCGTAGTTGGATGAATTGTGTACTTCTGTCCTTGATATAACTGAAGATCGGGCAACCGAGATTTGCGGAACTCTAGATCGTATTGACTTCGCTATCTCATCATTTGATTGACCGTTACTCTTGCCTCTGGCAATCATGCTAACGATCATATTCCTTGTTGTGCGGCCTATGTCAGCCGCTATCCTTAGCCCACCAAATGCAGAAATGTAAAACTGTATCAGTCGATCATACAGGGGATTTCCAGAAGCCTTCAGAATTACCGGAGCTGCTGATTTGATTTGTTCTTCAAGCCTCTGACTAAAAACCCTAATCGAGACCGAGTGTATTTGGTTAAGAATAGCTGACAGCCTTTGCTCATGCTCAGACTGTTGCGGAACTGTGCCAGTCGCAGTCCATCCCAATATCAAACGATCAGACTCTCGCGCTATTTCTTTTCTTAAAGCATTCATGCCAGCGCGACCTATCCTTGCTTGAAGTAGCTGCTGTTCTACCCTTTCGCGCTCAACATCTCTAATTAATTTTCGACTCATTATTCTGACAATGCGTCATTCAATGGCTGCAAGTCGAAGTCCTCGGGCCATTCCTGTGCGAGCATTATTTCAAGATGTTCAATATTTCGAGCTTCGCATTCTAGCCACTCTTGTTCGCTACAGATTTGTGGTTTACCTGCATTCAGTAGCGCAACAGAATCCAAGGAGGCTGCATACTTGTCCTCCCATGATACTTCAGGAAATTCAATTTCCATTTAAGCCACCCTTGAGTTTTTCAATTTCTGCGGACAACTCCTTAATCGCATTGACAAGTATTGGTATCAGTGACTCGCCACGATAACGGAGATTCTCAGCATCCTCGTTATCAATGATCACCGGGGCATCCCCTTCGAGCTGCAATATGTCTTGCGCTAAAAAACCGTATCGATTTATTCCGTCACCGACTGAATCCCTGCTTCCCGCCTTGAACTGATAGCTGACAGGATTAAGTTGATTCACAAATTCTAAGCCGTGAGGAACGCTTCCAATTTCTGTTTTGTCTCTCGCGTCTGACACAATTGTCCACGAAACTTTAACGTATGCGTTAGTGACAGAAGTGTGCCCGGCCACCAGTCTGTTGGTTTGTGTTGTTGGGTTAAAACATGGAGCGTATGTTCCTGCACTTGTGGTAAATCCAATGCCAATATTTCCACTTCCGGTGGTAACATTTTGAAGCGCATCTTTTCCAACCGCTACGTTATTTGATCCACTAGTGTTTGAAAGCAATGCGCCTGACCCTATTGCAGTGCCGTTTTCTCCGCTAGTTGAGGCTGTAAGTGATTGAAAGCCTAGCGCCGTATTGTTGTTTGCTGTCTGTGCTGATCCTAGAGAAGCAAGGCCAACGGCAGTATTGCCGTCTCCTGAAATATTTGCATCTAATGAAGCGCCACCCACTGCAACATTAAAAATTCCAATGGTGTTTGACTTCATGGAGTCCGCGCCAACGGCGACATTTCCTCCTCCTGTGGTGTTTAATCTTAGCGCACCATCTCCGACCGCAGAATTACCTCCACCTGTCGTGCTTGACGACATTGCCAGCCTGCCTACAACTGTATTTGTGGCTACCGATCCAGCACCAATTCCCACTCGTAAGCCGTTTATGGTGGCATCTTCACTCGTCACCAAAGGGCTAAGGCCGATGTCTGCCTTAAAGTTAGCCAGCGAGCGATAACCAAGATTTGCGGCATCGCTTGTTCCAGTTGAGCCAAGAACGTGCGTCGGAGTGATCGCTTGTTTAAGCTGCTTTGTCATTTTGCGTTATTCCTGCTTACTCATAATTGATTCGGCCCACGCTTTTCCGGGGTCTCCACCCCATAGCGCCCACGCAATTCTGCCCGCCGAAGGGTATCCATCTTCTCCCGGTTTAAAGCCTTCAGCGCCCTTGCTTGATTCTTCATGTCTAGCAAAAAAGCTGCTCATTCGAGCGACTGTTTCAATCGGTAAATTTTTCTTGTTGCTAATGTCTCTTGCTCTAGCAACGCCAATCTCGGTGCCGCCCCGGTTGTATTCCCTGCGCCATTCAAGCCCACGGTTAGCCTCAGCTGCCATGGCATCGTTTGGGGCATGCGACTCCTGCTTTTGCTCGCCATACGCGAGAGCTTTTAGCTCTGCCGCACCCATAGATGACAGGGTGTTCAGGTCTGGTGCTGGCTCAGTAGCGAAAGATATGGGAATCAGTGAGGCATTTACCAATACCGTGTCTCCACCGTCCACTGGGCCGTAGCCTTTGATTTCTCTTTTTTCATTGATTGTGAGATCGCTAGACGCGTCAGCCATGCTCCACATCTCGCGCCTCTTGTCTGCGATTGCGGCTATGCTGTCAACATCAGGCACCAGCCTTAGATTATCGCCGTACATAGGCACAAGCCAGTTGTTCAGCCCGTCGCAGATATTTTCAATCAGCGGTATCACCGTCTCCTCGTATAGCGCTAGCCTAGCTTCCTTGTAGTTGTTGTACGTTGAGTCTCCGGGTATCCCAAGCAGTAGCGGAGGAACTCCAAGCGCCAACGAAACATCGCGCGCAGATGCGTGGCGAGTCTCTATTGCTGCCATCTGATCTGGGTTAAACCCCATTGCCTGCCAAGACATGCCGCCTTCCAGAAGCATTGGACGGCCTGCGTTGCTCGCTCCCGTATACTGCTCGTCAATCTGCGCCTTCAGTCGGTTGAAAGACTCGTCGCTCAATTCATCTGAACTTGTCATGGCCCCGGATGGGGCGGCACCATTTTGAAGCAGAGCCTGCATCCATCCCATGCTGAGATTATGCTGATCTATCGCGTATGCCCCGGCTTCGAGCGGGGACAACCCGTACCAGTCATCAAGAGGGTTAAACGTTTTCAAATGCAGAATGTCTGAAAGCCCGGTTGACTGATCAACATCCCATTGAATCGAATCCTGACCGGTTGAATACTCGTACCCTTTTGGCCAGCCCATTACGCCCGGTTTGACTTTAACCCTATCTGACCTTAATGCGTACAGCTCGCGCGGTTCTCTGCCCACTTGTAGCTTTTCAATGTATGCGTTCCCAGATATGCAATAAAACCCAACGATTGATCGTATCAAGTCATTGCCAGACTGAACCGGGTTTGGCCTGTCTAACAAGCGCAAAAGCGGAGAGTCTGTTATCTCAACGTCACGCCGCTTTAGCATTAAAGGAACGCCAGCTGCTGTGTCGCTGATTTTCTTTATGCCCTGATATGCTATGACGTTTTTTGTGTAGCCCTCATCAGCGAATGACTTATACCTTCTGGCCATCCACTTGGGCTGTTGTTGCGAGTGATAAATAACAGCGCCAGCATGGCTCTGCTTTCTCAAAAATATGTTTTTCAGTCGGTCGATCATTAAAGGCTCCGAATTGAAGGCCGCTTTTTCTGACGCATGATCGGCTCTACTGCATACCTCAACGCGTCAATCGAGTGGTTGTGCGCATCTACAATTTTTGGCAGCACGTCACCGCTATGCCTGTCAACCGCGTATGAGTATAACCTGAACTCGGTCAAAATATCACTACACCTTGGATGGATAACTATTTCTTCATAGCTTTTAAGATGGGCTATACCGTCTTCCACCGACCCAGCTCCTTTTTTAACTCCCTCCATTCTTGGCAGGCCATGTCGCTTGAGGTAGCTGATTGACTCTGGCCTTGCTGAATCGGCCCTTATTGAATGCGACTCAATTTCTGGCAATCCTGATTTCAAGAATTGTGCTGTATAGTCAAGCTCCAAGCCAATTTTGCTGACGTTATGGTCGATATAAAGCGTACTGTCATTGACCCACACCCTCACGCCAGCTGTCGGGTCTTGGCTGAAACCGAAGTCTACGCCGTAATAAGGGCCACCCCAATTCTCATTTGGTTCGAACTCTTGCTGCCGGTAGCAGCCTGCAAAGACTTGGGCATCGCTATTTTGTAGATATGCGCCTTCCCAGATATGGGCATAGGTTGACGGATCTAGCCTCTCCTGCTCACGCTTGCGCAGTGTCTCAAGCCCTTCTGGGAAATAGGGGTTATCGTGCCAGTTCACCTCAGCCATCAGTGCGCTTGGGGGTGGCGACTTTCTGAACCGCTTGTCTACGGGGCTGCCATCAAAGCGCGGGTTCCAAATAGCCCATAATTCTGATTTGGCTTGCCTAAACACCGTTGCCTCCAGCGCTAGCCACGACTCCTCCGGGATGTCCTCTGCCTCCTCGCAGATCGTAAGATCGATTTTGGCAAGCGACTTTATGCTGCCTACGTTGTGCCGCAGGCCGCGAAAAATAAACTCAGTCCCGTTCTTTCCGCGCAGGTAATCGACTCCGACGTCATAGTGATCTGCCAGCCACGGCACGGATGCAACAGCGGCCTTTAGCTCTGCGTGGAAAGACTCTTTAATGCTTACTTGAAACTCTCGAGTGCAGAGTATGCGCATCGGTTCGGCATAACCCCACACGGCGGCCATCAGGGCAGCCGTGAATGACTTTGCTGAACCTCGCCCGCCATAGGTTGCCCGGTACTGTACTGATCCACGGGCTGGCGCAAATACTGGCTTGAGTTTAGGCGGCAGCTTGATTCTAGCTGTCGTCACTCGCCGCCTCGATAATTATGCGGGTTGGCGGACTCATGCTACCGTCGCTACTTGTGTGATCGATCTCATGCTTCTCGCACCAGTTGGCACGGGTTTTCATCCAAAAGATCATTGCGGTTGTATCGCCATCCTTTGCTTTATTAAACAAGGCACCACCAATAGTGGCATTGGCTTTTGCCATTGATTGATCAAGCTCGACCCTGTAATGTTTGCGAAGCGTCTTGGCGTCCATTCCGAGAATGTCGGCTATAACGTCATGCCTAGTTCCCACGGTGGCGTGAGTTCTTACAATCTGTTTAGTTTCTTCGGTTGGCATGTGAGGTGCGCGCGGCATCAATTAGTACCTTTTTTTTCATTTAAATAATTTTTCAGGCTGCGCTTTTCAGTCCAGCCAAGCTGCTTTGTTTTTTCGGTAATTAAATCACTTGTCATTCTGTTGCCTGATTTTTTTCCGCCAACTTTGTAGTTCAATCCAATCATTTCACATAGCTCTATGACGCTGTAGCTTTTGCTTGAGCCTATTCCGTATTCGTCACCATGCCCTTTATTCGCAACGATAATTAAACCGTCAACAATATCATCGACGTGAGTAAAGTTTCTTTTTTGTGTACCGGGCCAGCTTACTTCAGCTATTTTATTATTTTTCTTTAATCTTAAAAACTTTGCAACAACCGTAGAGTATTGACCTTCGCTTATCTCTCCGGGTCCATACACGTTATAAAAATATGTAATAGCAAATTGAACACTTAAATGATCGCATATATTTTTAACAAATACTGTGTTCGATTCTTTGCATATCGAATATACAGACTTTGAATCCCCAAATTTAGTGCTTGATCCGCTGTATATCAACTTTGCTTTTGAGTTAAAGCAATATTCAACAACCGCTGGTATTGTTGAGCATATTCCATGAATGGCTTTAAACGGCTCAGACTCGCTTTGCTCAACCCTTGAGTATTCGCCTAAGTGAAATACAACATCTACGCTCAATGGCATGGAATATTGATTTATATTACAGGCGTCACCCTTCTTGTATTTGACGCCTTCGATATGGTTTAGCTCAGAACCAGTTGAATAGTTGTCGAGGCTGTAAACATCAACACCTGACGCTACAAGTCTTTTGCAAAGGTTTGATCCAATAAAACCTGCGCCACCTATAACAAGAACTGAACTCAATGTGACGCTCTCCGCAATGACTCGCTAATTATTTTTGGTGCCACATTATTCCACTTGATTGAGTGATGAAGTCTTTTGTTTTTGGTACCCATTTCCTTAATAACCACAGCAGAAGGCATATACAAAACAGAGTAAAACGATTTTACATAAGTCCCATATTGCCTATACATATCCGTCAAACCGCCAGAATTTTCTTGAGTCTCTGCCTGCTCAAGCCTTAAGGGTGTTATGGTGCCAAACAGCTTCCCTTTGTTGCCGCCAGATATATACATATTAACGTCATCGTTCATGCGACCAAGAAACTTTATAGGTTTATCCACCTTAAAGAAAAAGCTGTTCATTACTTTTCTCGGTATCTCGCCACGGATATACTTCTTATATATTCCAGCATTTTCGCCACCCATAAAGTCCCCGCCCTGAGAAAACGCAACAGAATCAAAGCCTGATGAGTCAAGAAATTCAAGGCAATACTTTATTGTTCTATCTAGGTTTTGAATCTTGGGCTTCTTTGTAATGTATCTCCCAAAATCATCACAAGTAAATCTGAATGTCGTGTAGTCGTCATCAAGCTGCCAAAAATGGGTTAATTCCATATCCATAGCAATTTTGAAATTAATGTTTCTGGCATAAATGACTGAATTGCGTTTTGTAAAGTTATCACCGGAGTCAGTTATTAAAGCAGCCTCACTCTTGTTAAAAATGATAACTTTGCTTCCATATATTTTCTTATATTCTTCTGCCTGATTATCTTCATCGTCAACCAAGAGGAATATTTTGCCAGTGTAGCCATGCTTCAAAAGAGTGTTATATGTTGTTACGTTTTTTGCTCTACCGTGAGTCAGGATAAATACAGCAAACTTATCATTCATAATCAATGCCACACTCATCAACGTATTGACTGGAAATCTCTTGGTTCAGTTTAACATAGCCATTTTCTATAGCTTTTTCAAAATCAATAATAACAAGCGCACTGTCCTCCATAAGCTGCTGCATTTCAGCGCCTGAGTGCGCGTAGTAATTTGCAATATCAGAAAAGTTAAATTCAGTGTGCCTTTGAGCGGCGGCAATCAAGAATTGCTGCTCTTCGTATCCAACACCGCTTTGCTTGATACTTTCTATTAGCTCAAGTGTTTTTGTGTTGTTGTAAATCTGATTTAAGTGTGGCTTATCACCCTCCGGTGTGTAAGTTGGAGAATCCACTTTTTGCGTATATGGGTTTTCGTCGCCCCCAGACTTATCGGGATCATCAAAGATAATTTCATTGATCTCGGTTAGCTCGAATCCTGTTAGCATTAAATCGAAGCCCATACCGCTGAGCTCGTCAAACTCAACCCGCAACATCTCATCGTCCCAGCCTGCATCCAACGCCAGCCGGTTGTCTGCTATCACATAGGCCCTGCGCTGTGCGTCCGTCAGGTGACTGGCCTCGATCACCGGTAGCTCTTTCATGCCCAGCTTCTTGGCAGCCATAACTCGGCCATGCCCAGCCACTATGCCGCTCTCGCCGTCAACGATTACCGGGTTGAGGAAGCCGAATTCCTTAATGCTAGCCGCGATCTT